ATTCACTTCAGGCACATTCCAGACTGGCTTATCCTCATAACGCGGCCGTATTCCGAACCTTGCTTAGCTTAGATGCTTAATTAAAAATGTTGGGTGAGTGTAGACGGATTGCTCCATCAGCTCACTTAATAAATTAAAGAGAACATCGACGTTGACCAAGGATTATCCGAAAAGCTCCCAAGGGAGTTGACACTTTCCGGGCACTTGCCTTGTATACTAGATTACCTGGGCCCAGCATCTCCGACTTATGGTTGCGGAGAAAATACAATACTGAGATACCAAGCACAAACCTAGTGTTCCTCCCCTTCCGGGGGTTCGTCGACTGCGAGGGTAGAAAGCCCTCGACTTATTTTGTCGTTGAGCGGAATGGACGTGAGAGCCGTTCCCATCGGCGGATAAGCTTAAGACCCTCCCCTAATCGATTAAGATTAGGAGTGGCCGTAAGATTATCCATCGACGGTATTGCTCCGATCTTCTCCTCAATCTCTTGAAGAGCCGACCACAGTTCCGGGAGATGGTCAATCACTCCATCTCCAAGAGCTGTCACTCTAGCACGTAAAATCTGAACCGCCTCCATAGCCTCCACGAAAGGATCTTTGTAGACCACGTTATCCAAGAGCCAAAGGACGTCCTTAGGGACCCCTTTTAGCCCTGGGTGATAAGGTAATCTACCGAGATCCTCCCCATGAGGGATCAGGTGACCCTGTTTCTCGAAGTTATCGGGATTAAACGGCTCGCATAATCCTTTCGCTATCCTATCGAGTCGAGATAAAACTTCTTTTACCTCTGGTCCTAGTAATAGCTCCTTAGCCTTCAACAAGGCCCCCTCAGTCACTTTGTAAGAAGACTGAAGAGACCGCATTGTCAGCCAAGGTAATACTCCTTGGAACAAGGCCATTGACGGTCCATGATACGCCACCAGGTAGTTTCTCAAGCGAGCGGGTAAAGACCACAGACGCTTAGTCAGTGATCCCGTAGCCTTGTATCCGTAACCTAGGAACCTAGCATAGGCTCCCAGGCCCATACCATATTTCCGACATAACTCTAGCCCCGCAGACAAATTCTTCCGCGAAACTAAAAGCTCTGCCAGAGATACAGCTGAAACGTCATTCCCCTTAAAGAATGTACGTTTTGCGAATTCAAGGCACGACCCATCTCTTGAGACTAACGATTTATGCGCCCCAATCTGGACCCCAAGGCCCGTCATGATGGCGACATAAGCGTCAGCTACCTGCCCCCCCATTATCACAATATCATCACCTAATACTGCGTAATGACGGTACCAGCTCCACCCCTCTTGATTACGAATACATACTTGATACCAAGCCCACTGCACTATGCAATGGTGAGTCAGGGCCAGCATGGCCCAAGACGATAGCGCTCCCATCGGTTGCCCGGTGGCATAGCGTTGAGGCTCTAAAGACCCAACACCATACTCATCTTTAAGATATATGTAATAATCTCGTGCAACTAATAGAGACGCCCACGCCTTGGCTAGACGCGGTCCAAGGACCGGGCCTAGCAATGCGACCTGGATTGCCAATGGTAATCGATCCGTGGCGGCGGTCAGATCGAAAGAAAAGAGAGCGTAAGTCTTACGCGGTAGCTTCGGCGCCACGCGGACCCAACCTTGCGGTCGAGACCCCGGACGTCTATTCTCCCGGATAAGAGTTTCCCTCTCCTTAATCAACGCAATCAGCGGTTTAACCTGATTGTGAGTACCATCTTGACGGATCTGTCTAAACAGCGCGAACAACGCCTCGTGAAGAGGACGAAGTAACCACTGCGTAAACGGATCCACCATAGCAAAGACTCGGACTTTCCCTGCCGGTTCCACCTTAGTCCCCAGTTTACCTAATATCTGGCGGTAGGCTAC